CGATGTAGTTCTGATAGCGATCGATCAGCAGATCGAGTTTGTGATTGAACTCCTTGATCACCGTATCGCTCATGCGGTAGACGGCAGTGACATGCGGCGGTTCCTTCTCGACCACCACGAACACGAAGTGCTGCACATTCCAGAACTGTCGCGCGGCGCGCAGGTATCCAGCGCACTGTGTGCCGTAGCCGTATGACCAGATCGAACGCTCAAAGTCATCGCGAGATGCGCTTCGACTCGACTTCAGGTCAACGATCGCAACCTCTCCATCGATCTCAACAACTCGATCGAAGCGAGCCTTGGACTTCACGCCCTTGCACTGGTAGCCATCGAACTCCACGAACGCTGATACCTCCGCAGTTCCTGCAAGTGTGTTCAGGAAGTATCGAGCCTCCGGGTGTTCCAGAGCGGTTTGCCGCATGCCCTCGATCTGCTTCGCCTGCGATGCGGTCAGCACCTGCTTACCGGTTGCAATGAGTCGCTCGTACTCCGCCTTGCCTTCCTTGGTCGTGCGCTTCAGACCATCCGGCATCGCAACGAACTCAGCGGCATACACCTCCGGCTGCAACACGGCAGCATGAAACGCTCGACCAACAACGAAATCCTCGTTGTCATCGGGGTTCGACAACTTGTGCGAAAGGTGCTTGTTTGTACCCGTATTCAGAATCTGAAGACGGCTAGCGGAAAGTGCATCGACGGCGTGATACACTTCCGCTGGCAAATCACTAACCACTGACGGCCACTTGATTTCTGACAGTTTCACAATTGACTCCAATCAGGGCCGCGTCGGCATCGACCATGTTGACGCGGCCTATTCATTTCACAGACATCACGCGATGTCTGTGGGTCGAACGATCGTTTGGTAGTCGCCTTGGCCGGTGATGACGATCGGCTCGTTAGCCTCGTCAGCAGCCTTGTGCGACTCCGGGTAGTGTTGATCAAGCATCGACTGCACGAATGCAGAGATGCGGGTGTTGCTGGCCTTCGCTGCATCGCGAACGCGACGAGCGAGAGCCTCGTGAAGACCGATGTAGATGAACTTCGTTTTCCGTGCCATGTGGTGTACCATACACCACACATCGGCTGATGTCCAATACATGCACGAGTATTTCTGCAAGTTCATGCCACGACGGTATCGAAGCCGTCTTGACACAAACCGGACACAAACAACTCACTGGGTAGATTGTTCGCGCAACTTGCGCAGTCGCTCTGAAGCCTCAAGAACACGCATGCGACGAGCCTGCTGGGGCGTCAGCGTTCCAGCCTTCCGACGCTTGCGGTACTCAGTCAGCAGTTTCTCGTCGCTTGGCCGCACAGCAGCAGCAGTCGATGTGATGGCGCCAAGTGGTGCAACCACCGGCACACCAGCCATCTGAGCAGCGATGCCGCCAGCGCGACCGAACTGGCCCGTGGCAGTGGCCGTGGCAAGGTCACCAAGGGCGCGGATCGCCAGAGGTTCTCCAACATCCTCGGCCATACGAGGATCGCCAACCGCTGCCTCGATGATTCCGCTCGCCAACATACCGGCGGTTCCGAATGCTGTTGCCATGACATCTGACGCGATTCGTCGAGCCGCCGCGTTGGTTTCCTTCTCGCGGAGCATCTCTGCGATCACCTCGTCATCATCGCCAGAATCGAATGCAGACGCGATCGCAAGGCCAGCCGCAGCCCACAGAGGATTCACGGCAGCGCCAGCCAGAATGTTTGTTCCGACTCCAGCCGTAGCCTTGGCGATTCGTGTCGCGTCTCCACTCGCATAGGCGCGACGCATCTGGTTGTATGCCTTCAGCGGATCGCTGCTGAACGGGAACATCAGGCGACCAACGCCACGGCTGAACTTCTGCTGGGCAGCGTACATCGTGTCATCCATTGGATCGCTGACATTCTGCGTCCTGCGGAATGCGCGCTCGGCCATCGCAGCCGCAGCATCCTCGATGTTCGTCATCGAAGGATTGGTCTGGCGCAACTGGGCGAGTGCTGCGTTGTATGCGACCAGCATGATCTGTCGGTCCACGCCTCGCAAAGCAAAGTCAACCGCCCGCATGATGCGGCCAACACCAGTGACCGCCTGACGCACATCGTTCGCGGCCTGTAGCCATCGACCGGCAGCGGCGTCCTCGCCAGCGGTAGCAAGAGCGCGACCAACGGCTCGCATGCCGTTCGCGAACTGCTCGCGTCCCGTTCTGGGATCGCCAAGCACATTGGCAAACAGTCCAACCTGCGAACGGCGGTGGCGCTCGTAGAAGTATCCGTTCGTGCTTTCGACTTGCTGGATCTGCTGCGCGCGTTGCGATGGGGTCAGTGCCAAAGACGATGCAAGTCCAGTCGCCCATGCGTCGGCATCAAACTCCGTAACCAGACGGAACGCTCCACCATACTGGCGGAGCCATGTCTTCGGGTTGATCAGCAGCAGGGCGCCGCTGATGTTGCTGTTCACCATCTCGACCAGATCACCCTGCGGCTTTCCGCTCAGTCCGACACCGTTGAGAACCAGCATTCGGACGGCGTCGTTGCTGCCCCGACCCATGATCCGCTCGATGTTCGATCGAACGCCGCGACGGCGAAGCACAGTCATCGCATGACGAAGGGGAATCGCGAGGTGAATCAGTCGCAGAGCCTCGTCAATGTGGCCGTCGAAGGTTCGCATCATGCCGCCGATCACCAGCGGAGCAGAACTACGGACTCGCTTCTGAAGGAACCCAGCGTTGGTCAGCATGGTGTTCAGCACCTGACCCGGCTGCATGTTTGGATCGACCACTTCGCCGCCGACCTCATCGCTGAGTCTGGATCGAGGGAAGTAGCCCTCGACACGCGGCGGCTGCTTGCCCTGCTGCTGGAAGTGAATCTCAAACACGCGGGGCTGCACAGAACCCTCAAGGATCGCCTTGAGTTCGCTGATCAGCGCAGTCTGTCGCGGGGTCAAACCAGCAACGAGAGCCGCATGCTCCTGCTTGGTCAGATAGATGGGCTGCTCGTAACGATATGTAGCAAACACGATCGGGCTGGATCGCGTCTCTGGATCATTCTCGTCCGTCAACAGTTCCACGGTGTCGTTATCCAACGCCGCCAGATGCATCATCTGATCCACCGTGATCCGGCGCATCTCTCCGCCAATCTTGACCTCGACAGTCTCAGCAGTCGCATCGCCGTACAGACCGGCTGCACGAGTGGCATAGCCGTCGTAGCCGTCATAGCCAGCACGGCGAAGAGCCTGATCAATTCGGGTATCAAGATCGCGGCGATCCTTCAGCATCGCATTCTTGCCAGCGATCAGGCCGCTCCAGAGTTTGTTCAGCACACCACTCGCTGAACCCTCCAGCCTCTCCATGATCGTGTACATGTCCATGTTCGCGTTGTTGCTGAACAATTGCCCGAACACGCCACGGCGCGGAGCCTGCGATGCGAGACGCTCTGGGGGAAGACCCTTCTTGCCAGCCAGCGTGGCCGACAGGTCGGATGCATCCTGCTCAAATTCAGCAGCGCGAGCATCGCGCTCCATGCGGTACTCAGCCCGCTCGTCTTCAAACATGGCAACAGCCTGAGCCAGCAGATCATTTGCTGCATTGATTCGCCCAGACAGATCGCTCGTGTTGGTGAATGGAAGCAGCCTGTTCCGTCCAGACGCAAGCATTCCACGAGCCGTGTTCAGCATGTCAATGATCTCATCGCGAGTGTCGGTGCGCAGTCCGACCTTGCGAGCGCGGCGATCCATTCGATTGATCGCGTTCACCATGTCGATAGCGTCTGCGGTCGCGAGATCCTGAACCACGCGGCGAGAGATACGGTCGATTCCAGCAACAGTCTTCATCGTGGCAAGAGCGTTGCCGTATGCGCCGCGCATGCTCGGCGGAAGCAACTTGATGATCGCCAATGCGTCCTTCCGCATCGCAACCATGTCCTTCTTAGCCTGCTCATACCCAGCGTTGGAACCCTTCTGCTGGCCTCTAAACCACGCCTTCAGCACACGAACGCGGGCGCGATCCATGAGGTCGGCTCGCTGCTCCACTCCAGCCGCCCGCATGTCCTTCAATCTCTGGCGAAGATCGGCGTTCGTCTGCGCAGCATTCTCGATGCGCTGCTCAAATCCAGCGACTCGCTCGGCAAACTTGGCGCGCATCTCGCGGCGACGAACGACATCCTTGCGCCGCTGTTCCTCCTTGCCCTCGCGAAGACCCTGCTCGCGGCCCTTCATCATTCCCGCGATCTGTCCGCTACGGCGACCCATCTGGAACGCCAGCGACTCCTGACGCTGCTCGCGGCGACGGGCAAACAGAGACAAGCCCTTACGGACATTTGCCTCAAGGGTGTCAGTGATGTCGAGCGCAATCTGATCCTGCGGATTGGGGATGTTCTCCAATTTGATCGTGGTCAGTTCCGGACCGCCCAACTTCTTGAGCAACTTCTTGAGGTTCAATGGAACGATTCCTTCGTAGAACCGCTGCATCGCCTCCGCTCCGATGTTCTTTCCACGAAGATCAAGCAAGCGAATATCGTTGCCCTGATCTTCTCCCTCGTTCTTTTCGATCATTCCGGCAACAGTCGTTCCAAGTTGAGAACGAATGTCATTCAAAGACGCATCTTCCATAGTCAATCCAGTCGATGCGACTACGCGATACAGCCCGCCTCCAAGCGTCTTGTATCTAACACTATCAACTCCAATGATCTGTTCATTTCGTGCTGCTTCTTGCGTTCCGTTGATGAACGCAACTCCGTCGTAACCCTCGTTCACTGCCTGCATCAGAATCTGCTTGAGTCCAAGCGTGACCCAAGGATCTGTGGCTGTTACGAATGGGCCAGTTGGGCGCCCTGTTTCCTTCGTCCTGCGAACATTGATTGCATTCTTGAGTGCTGTTTTTGCATTCATGTATGCAGTGATCTGCGGAGCAGCATCGACAATGTTGACAGACAAGAACTTGCGGCGCAGTTTCTCAACCATCAATTCTGGAGAATCGACCACATCCGCCATGAAGCGACCGTCAATGAAATCAATGATGTCCTCTCGAACATCGGTGGTTTCAGAAGCAAAGACACTCATCAATTCCTTGCCAGCGATTGCAACCACTCTGTAGGCATCATCAACTTCTTTCCGAACCTGCTCCTTGCTCTTCGTGATCGATTCCTTGAATCCAACTTTGCGACCTTGCTGCGCCCAATCGGACTGAAGTTCTTCGATGAAGAGATATTTCTTGCCACCAACATCCCGGTCGGTGGTTCGATAGTGCAGCAGGACTTCTCCGCCCACACCCTCGTGATGTGATTTCCTGAATGCGTTTTCCTGTCGGCTTGCTTCAAGTACTTTTTGCAAACCCTTGTCTGCTTCATCGCTTGTTCCAAAACGAAGATTGATTTCTCCATCTGCGGATACAACCATCCACGGCCTTTTTGATTGGAATCCGTTGATCATCGGCTCATAGACAACCTTCGCAGAAATCGATGGGCGCAGTTCTCTTTGAACTACGAGAATGTTCTCTCTGTAGTTCTGTGCATTTGGCAGCGTCTGTGTCTTAAACACATTCGGCCCATAGCGGGTAGGTTGTGGAGTTTCAGGGGGAACCTCTGGCTGTTGCTTTCCAGCAATGCGCAGCGCGTTGTAATGCTGCCAAGCCTGAGAAACAGCGGATTGCAAAGTCGGTTCGATCGAAATACCGTACTCAGGCCCATCAACTGCGTACTCTCCACCTTCTGGACTTTCGGATACCGAATATCCCGGCGGAAGGTACTTCTTCATAGCCATTTCTGTTGGTTCGATGAGAGTCCTATTCGATACAACAATTCCCATCGCCGTCATGCCATCTAGATCAGCCTTGGTAAGCGGAGTATCGGGCTGTTCTGCCTTCTGCAACTCCAGCATCTGCTGCAAACCAGACCAGAAGTATTCATCATTCTTGATGATGCCTTTGTTGATAAGGCCATTCATCATCTGCATCCAGCCATCTGGCTTCATTGACTTCTGTGGCAGACCAGCAATGGCGCGATCAAGCGCGGAGTAGAACTCCGCAGGCATCGTGCGTGTATCAACCTGATCAGACGAGGCCTCGTCAACTGCGCGCTGACGAGCAGCGAGCGCCCGTCCGCCGGTCTGGATTGCCTTAACCTTGCGAACTTCAGTTGCCTGCCTTGCGACAGCATCGTCGTACGACTCAGACACAACGCCATCGGTCTGCTTGTATGCCTTGTAGTACGACGGGTCGAAGACCATGAACACAACATCCGGCTCACCATTGTTGAACTTGGCGAACTTCTGCTTGTCCCAGCCCTCTGGCGCAAACTGATCGTTCCACTTCAGTCGAGAAACAGCGCGGAAACCATGCGGCGCGTAGTACTGCGGAAGCACGGTATCGAAGCAATCCAAACGAACGCCACCGGCCTGCACGGCTGCGGCAAGCAGAGCGCGCGCATAGCCGCTCTTGCCCTCGCTGAACACCGAAACGATGTCGCCATCTGCGGAAATAGCCATACCGGCCTTGCCGTCAGCGGTAACGAACAGCCTCTTCTGCTGATATTCGTTCGCCGGATATGCGTAAACGGCAGCGCCATATGGGTTGTTCTGGTTGGTGGCAACGACGAGCGACCGATAGACCTCGGCGCTGTTGGCGTCAACCACGAGTTCCTGAATGACCGGCATCGGAATACCGGCGGAGCCATACGCATCCGCAAGACGCGGCTGCGCGACGAACTCGCCGGAAACCGTTACCCCGCTCAGTACCCCATGCTGTCGAGGAGATTCAAATCTTCGCTGGTCAAAGCCGAACCCGACTCCAGCGACGCTTGACTGATATCGCGCATACCGGATGAATCCTTCATCGACGATTCGCTTGCGCTGGCGCTCATCGGTGATCGACTCTGGGATGTCGTTGGTGAGGTCGCGCTTGAAGGCTTGCGGCTGAATGCGTTCGCCGCGATCTCCTTCTTCAGCCGTTCCGATGCCTTCTGCCCCGCGAGTCTCGCCAGTTGCTCGATATCCATAGGCTTGCTGGAGTCGGCGGTTCGTGTAGTGGCTGATGGTTTCATTGGTCGATGCCCTTGTGTATCCGGCCTGCTTGGCCGCGTCGATGATATAGAACCAACGCAATGCCTGCAACGCTGCTGGCGTCCACTCTCGCCCAGTCGCATTCTGCATTTCCTCACGGAACAGTTCACCGAACTTCGTGAATAGTTGGTGTTCGTCAGTGTTCTCGGGCAGTCCGATGTTCTCGCCAAACAGTTCCTTGAAGTAACTGCGGATAAAACGAGATTCCCAGATGTCAACCGTCGTGTATTGCTGGTCGCCCAAGGCATTCAGCGTGTATGCGCCAACCTTCTGCCCAAAGATAAACATTCGGGGAATCAGATTGTCCTGACCTGTAGCCTGCTTGACCAGATCGCGAATGTTTCCGATGTCTCCGACAGGACCGGAATACCCCATCTGTCGGTTGAATTTGTGCAGTTCAGTAACTGAGATTCCTTCTTGCAGGTATTTGATCGCGCCAGCAACTGAACCCTGCTCCTTGACCAGACGCTCAACAATCTTGATAGTGCGAACCTTGGTATTGCCGGTGGTTCCGCTAATCGAATCTGGAGACTCAAATACAACCAGAGCGCCTGTCAGCGGCTTAGGTCCAAGGGTGAATGCGTCGAAGTTTCCGTTGCGCATCCAGTAATCCCAGAACACGAGCGAATCTGAGATGTTGGATGGGAGCATCGTGTTGGGCGATGTAAGGCCAACAATGGTGCGGTACATCAGGAACTCGTCTTCCGTGATGTCCCTTCCGATGTAGTCGCTCAGGATCTGACGAGTAAGTTTCCAGTCCTTAGCGTAGTAATCCGCGTATCGCTCGTTTGTCTTGACCCAGTCGCGAATGTCAGACACCGCGCGCCTTGCGGCCTCTCGATAGTTCTGCGGAACAGCCTTGACCTGCTGCTTCGTTGCAGACAGCAACTTAGACCATGTGTTCTTGAAGAACTCGTCTGCATCTGCAATGGCAACGCGACCACTTTCTTCGACGCTGGCCTTTGCTGACTCGATGGGTCCACGAGCAGCCTGCTGGCGAGCGCGAGCGAACAGAGATCCGCTGTCCTTTGAAAGAGCGTCGTATGTGGCGCCATCAATGCTCTTCAGTCCTTGAGCCTTTGCTCGATCAAGAACAATTTGTGCAGTCTGCGCATTGACTCCACCAGCCTTGAATCCAACATCGGCCAAGAATTCATTGAAGGTCATTGACCCATCAAGCACCTTATTCAATTTAGTTGCTGCTTGATTTGCAAACGCAGATCCAACCCCTCCAGCCAAACCTCCAAACAACTTTGCCGCATCCTGCGCGGCTTGATTCGCCGGAGATGGAATAGGTGCAGGGACTGGCGCTGGCGCTGGTTCCGGTGCAGGAGCAGGTGCAGGAGCCGGTGCAGCGGCACGGCGCGCAACCTCCTGCTCAAATGCCGACATCGCCTGAATGCCACCCTTGGCTTCCTGAATCCGCCTACCGAACTCGGAGATTCCTGCGCGCTGGCGAGTCGATGCTCGCTCCATCATCAGGTTGCGAACGCGAAGGGCGGTCGCAGCCTGACGGCCACGAAGGCCCATTCGTGTGATGACTCGACCAAGAAGACCCGGAGCCTGACCAGTACGGAACAGGGTTTGGACGCCATCGCGGATGTCATTGGCTACGCCCTCGGCAGTAACAAGGGTGCTTCCGAATCGATTGGCAACAGCGGATCGAGCATCAACTGCTCCGCGCTGTGGGTTGCTGAGAGCCTCGATTGCCGAACGAGCGGCAATGTCCTCTGGATTCGTGCGCTGGGTGAAATACTGAACGGCGGCGTCGATCGCAGCGCGAGGGCTGTGAATCTGGCGGATGGCCTGCCACAGGGCAGCGTCCGAATACTGGATGCCGTGAACGCCTTCCTCGTAACCAATGCCAATCGCCTCCGCCGCGTTCGTCTGTCCGGATTGGACAAAGATCGTGTTTGGAGCAGCCGGATCGTAGAAGCCGACCTGATCCTTGTTCGGTCCCGTGTAGAACTGGACCTCGTAACCCAAGTTCTTCAGTTCGCTTTCGACAGATCGATCTGCATCGGTTGATGCCGAAGCAGTCGCGGCGTTGTTCTGGCGAAGGACATCATCGACAGACAACTGGACAGGATCTGAATTGCGGGCAAGGAAAGCGGCGGACGCAAAGTACCCAGCCTCAGCAGACTTGGCGTCTGCGGCAAGAAGGATCAGCCCCTGCTCGGATGTGTCGATCTTGGATGTCAGGTCCGCAATCGCATCTTCTGCGGTCTTGATGCCAGCAGCATCCTTTCGACGCTGCGCTTTCTTCAGTGCATCGGACTGATTCTTGCGCTGCTCCAGAAGATTCTGGTGCATTGTCGCGGCTGTCGCATAGGTGCCACGGGCAGACAAAGCGGCCTCGCGCTGCTGCTCAACTTCAGCAATACGCTCATCTGGAGTCATCGACACCATCGAGCGAACTCGACCGCCAGTAGCCCTTTCCAAGAACTCCGGGCTAGCAAATTCGGTCTGCGACTTTCGCAGAATCTCATCAACCTTGCGCTCGACAGCCTTGCGTTCGGCGGCTGCAAACGGCATCGCAGTAACCGTTCCGCCGACACCACCGATTGCGCCGTACATGAAGTCAACAGTTGCCTGACCAAGTGTGCTGCCGACTGTCGGTGTTTCCTGCTTGGTGAGGAGCGTCACTCCCTGTTCGGTAATGCCGGTGGTAAGCGCCTCTTCAGTACCCTCAACTACGGCACCACCAGCAGCCGTCCGCACAAACGAATACACCGGATTCTTGATCTGACCAGCAGCAAATCGACCAACCAACTTCTTGGCCGCGCCCATGATCATTCGACCACCGCCGTATTCGATGCCAGCCTCGACCGCAGCGCCAAGACCAGCAGCCATGTACCTGTCTGCCTGAGACAGGTTCTGGCCCATCGTTCCACTCAAAAACTCCTGCTCGTATGCCTGCGCTTGTGCGCCAAGGCTGCGGGCAAACATGGCGGCTGGGGCAGCGGCAGGAACACCGGCGGCAGATGTGCCAGCCATGAGCGCCATGCTCGTCACGCCCTGAGTCAGCGCGTTTGAGATGTTGGTCGGAACAGTGTCAAGGCGAGACTGCGCTGTCTGCTGCGCTCCACGGGCAAATGCCTCGACCGGCGTGTACGGCGCAGTGACCATCGAAACGCCACGGGCGGTTGACGCAATGTCGCTCGCAAGAGAAGTAACTGCGCCGTAAGCCAACTGTGAAACGATTCCAGCGGCAGATCGGTCTGCCGTCTGCTGTGCGCTCAGTTCAGCCAACTGACCAAGCCGCTCCGGCTTGATCGCCTTGGTCATTGCAAGTTCCGTAACGACAGGTCCGCTCAATCCCTGAAACGGAGACATCGCCAGTTCAACGGCAAGAGCGCCAGCACCGGCACCCAACTGCTTGGCCGTGGCTGATGCAGTTCCCTCTTCTCCACCGGGCAACTGCGCCTCTCGGCGCTTCAGCCTGATGTCTTCAATCGCTGACTGAAATGGGGTAAGTGACCGCTTGCGCCTCTGCTCGTTGATGGCGTTCTGAAACGCAGACGGGTCCATGCTTTACCCTCCAGTCACGGCCTTGTAGAACTCTGCCAACTCCTGCGGCGGAGGATACTTATTCGGAGCCTTGCCCTGAGCCTTGAGTCGCTCATTCTCCTCGTGTGCGTCAAGAAGAGCCTGAACGGAGGTCTGGGTCGCGGCGTTCGGATCACTCGGCTTTTCGCCATAAACGACCGGTCGCTCAAACGCGAAGTCCTCATACCGCTGGAAGAACTGCTCGGCAGATGACATGGCCTTGTTTGCGGACTGCTGCGGTTCTTCCTGCGACATAAGACCAGCATCGCGAGACGCTTGCGGGCGAGGCTGAACGGTCTGCTGAACGCCACCACGGGTGATGGCGCCAGTGCGGTTGCTGTTGTATGCGTTCAGCATCTCGATGATCTGCTGCTGGTGAACGGGATTGTCGAAATCATAAGGCATCCAACCCAAAGGCTGAACCACCGACATGTTGAACTGACCAAGCCAATTGCGAACCGTGGACTCGCGGTAGTTGCCATCCATGTCCGGTGCCGGTGCCACGATCGGCTTGTCCATACCGGGAAGACCAAGAGGCATCGACGCCTGCTGGATCAGATTGACCATCGGAAGTATGGTCGCATTGTTGACCGACAGCCAATCAGAAGGGGTCATTTCCAGCGGCAGGTGGCTAGCCTCCGGAGGGCGAACCATCGCCTGCGCAGCAGCAAGACCGCCCTTGGTCGCGATGTCCACCGTACCGCTGTCCAGAACCCGGAACTGTTCCATCTTCTGCTTGTACTGCTGCTTCAGCATCGCATTTGTGGCTTCCACAAACCCTTCTGGCTGCTCGCGCCCGTATAGGACTTCCATCTTGCTGTCCTTGCGAAGCGCGCCTCCAGCAAGCGCATAGGCGGTGTCTGGGTCAAGTTCAAAGAGTTCCCGCCAACCGGCCTGAGCAACTGGATCTTGCGCTCCGGGAACATTCTTCAGAAGCATGTCGTACTGTGGTCGAAGAGCCTTCTTCAGGGCATCTGTCTTGTACTCCTGCTCCAGTTGCTTTCTGGCCCGAGACCTCGTCTCAAGTGCCGCAGTCCATTGCGGCATGGTCAGGCGGAATGTCTGCCTCTGTCCATCCTCATCGATAAAGGCAACTGCCGGAGTTCCGTCAATTGAACCAAAGTCCAACTGCTCTAGACCCTGATAGTCCCCATCTTCAATTCCAGCAACAGCCATACGAAAGGAACGCTGACCAGCAATCTGGGGGTTTCCCATGTACATCGATGAATCGCGATCGGCCTCGTCAATCATCTTGTTGACTTCGCGAGGCATGGCGCTTGTATCGATGGGTTGCTGTCCAAAGGCTCGGCCTTCGTCTTCATCCATCGGCATGATCTGTGGTCGTTTGTCGATCATCACTTGCCTCCAAGAATCTGCCGCGCCGTTTGAATTCCAGACATTCGCATGGCTTGTGTCGGAAGTGCTTGAGATGCCGCGAATTGCGCAGCAAACATCTTTGCCTGATCGTCAAGACCCTTCATGCCAAGATTGATTCCGGTCAAGGTTTCAGGCTTGCCCATCTTTCGGAATCTCTCCGCATCCATAGCAGCCTGTTCCGCCTCAAGATTGCGAGCGGCCCTGATGTCTTCTGCCTGTTCCTCGCGGCCCATCTTGCGGACAGCGCGCTGCCGTTTCAGGAGCCTTTCGGTGTCCTGCTCATACTGCTCGTTTGCAAGATCGCGCTCGACCATAGAGCCTGCAAACTTTGCCATAGGTGCGGCTCCCGTAGATAGGCCGACACCAAAACCCTTATAGGGTTGGCGAGGATCAGATGCAGCGATGCCCTGCCCAATGCCAGAAAGAGTTCCGGGAATCGCCATAAGAAGCGATCGGCCAAGCAGTTGAGAGAAAGTGGATTGTTCGGTGTTTTGTGCCATATTGACCTCAGAAAGTCATTCCAGCAAATGGTGATGCTCCGAGTTGCGGAGTTTGTGGAAGTGTAAATCCGCCAGCCCCGGCACCGGCACCGGCTGCGGGAGCAGCGCCAGCCGCAGGAGCAAATGCTCCCATCAGACCACCCATCAGCAAACTTCCACCAATTCCACTTGCGATTCCACCCATCGCTCCTGATGCAGCAGCCCATCCAGCGCCAGCCTGTGATGCCTGCTGTTGTCCGATATTTAGTGCCGCGCCTATTCTTGCCTGTTCCATTCCAATGTATCGACCAAGAGTCGATTCTCGCATTGAAGCAGCCGTACCGGCAGTCTGCTGACGCTGTGCAAGCAACTGCTGAGCCAGATTTTCGCGCATCCCAACAATGCCAGCCGTTCGTCCAAGTGACAATCGCTGTTCTGTGGAAATTCTTTCACGCTCAAGATCAGTCAGTCCACGAACTCTGGCCTGTCCGAGTTGCGTCAATCCGCCAGCCATCGCCTGTTGAATTCCTGACAACTGACTTGCATATTGTTCTTGAACAACACCTTCGCGCATTGCGCCTTCTTGTTCGATAGCGCCCAAAGCGGCTTGTCCAAATGTGGTTCCGCCGATACCAGTAAGCGCCTGCATTTGCTGAGTTCTTCCAAGCGTTCCGGCAGTTGCTTGTCGAATTGCAGCAATGGTGTTTTCGCGACCAGTTGCAGCAGTCTGATATGCCGTCTGCATTCCGGTCTGGTATTGCCGCTCAAGATCACGCATTCCGCCTTCCCAAACGGAATAAATATCCCGCATTCCTGCGCTATATGCAGTTTGGGATTCGGCATATCTGCGATCAAAGTCAGCGATCAGCGATTCGTACTGCTGATTGTATTGGCCGATGTTTTGTTGGCGTTCCGAAATGAATTGCTGAAGAATCTTGTCGCCTTGCCGAAGTCCATATTGACTCAATCTGCCATATTGCTGTTCCGCATATGACTTCAGTTGTTCAAGAGCGCGTTTCTGTTGATCCGCTGCCTTCTTGCCAAAAATACCGCCCAAGATGCTTCCGCCGCCCATTACGGCGCCACCAATTGCCATTGCTGTAGTTGGTTCCATTAGGTCACCTCCACCACATCGCGGCGAGTGCTGATCGGATCAACGAGTGCCGCAACTCGTTCGATTGCGAATGGATATCCGACTGTTGAAATACGAACATACGCGCCACCGGCTCGCTTGCGAACGCGCATTCGATTGTTGATGCCCTCGCGCAGATATCCAAGATTTGTGATGTCTGCGCCAGCGAAATCGTTTCTTGAAACGGTTGCCGTGACATCCGTTGTAATGCGCGAAGAATCTCCGTTTTCGACAACATTGTATGTGCCGATTTCTGGATCATCGCTAGTTGTGGCTCCGGACGATGGCATTTGCGCGAACAACACAGGAGTACCCGTTGTCCCGTTCAGAGTTACTGAATTGGCAAACCGAAGCACCCAGCGAGAAATGCCGAATGTCTGTCGAACCAAAACATACTGGTTATCGTCGCTATAAAAAAGACGGGCGCTTGGAGAAACGAATGAATCTTGAGACGAATAAACGCCAGCGGCTCGCTTTGCATATCCGCAGTCGTACCAATCGGATCCAGAATTGCAGTCAATTGCAGTGCCTGATTCGTTGGCATCAATGATTTGCGATGTCTCTTCAATCAGCAAAGAATTGGAATCTTGCGCAATTGATTCCATAGCCGTTTCGGCGCAATGCAATTCCACATATGGGCGATTCGCAATTCCAGATGCAGACGATGAAGGCAGATAGTCATCAACTCCAAGTTCGACCTGAATTTCTTTGATCATTACCAAAGATGGTTGCTGTGCCAGCATTGGACCAATGCTCATGTGCGCCTGAATTCTTTGGTCCTGCTTTTCAGAAGTTGTCGTTGGTCCAGAAACGGAATAGCCGCTTCCCGGGTATCCGTCTATTCCACCAACAAGACGCTGATCGAAGAATCCAATCATCCGTTCATACGCACACAACATAATTTGATTTCGACCATCCGCAGTCGCGGACTGTGTTGTGTATGACCCGCCCGGAAGCATCGGGTCATGCAATTGGATTGGAAAGAACCCATCTGTTTGTTCGCTATAGAACAAATGTGTTGAATTAGATGGTCCATCCGTTCTATTCAAAAACATCCAAACGCCCCTGCGCTCGACATCGTAATGCAGAGCCACATCAAGCAGATCGAATCGCAATTGATTGAACCACGAATCTAACTTATTTAGGCTTACTAGATTGCCTCGATCTACGCTGAAGTCGTTTGGACGAAGTCGGTACAAACCGTCTTGTCCAAGCATATAAACGCTTTTTTCTGGGCCTTCGCACCACGCCTTCGGTCCAACAATTCCGATTGTGTTAGACATCACGGCAAGTCGCGATGTTGCCAAATCCACAGCGGGATCATTGGTCAGGTATGTAAGCGTTCTCTTTCCAGCAAACAATACGCCCTGATCTCCGATTGGAAGACATGCAACAATCTCATCTCCGGCTGGTCCAATCGTGGTTGTTGCGGTGTTTCCAGCGATTGCTTCGCCGTCACCGATTGTTCCCGGATCCCACAGATCAGGATCACCAATCTTTGACATAAACCAGACATTCTCGATGCCCTTGATCCCGCCGAGAACTATACGAGCGCCATAACGGCACATTGTTTGGGCGTAGTGATACGCGGTTCCTGCTCCATTTGGCTGATTCCGGACAAGATCCTCTGGGCCATTCTGGTTACCACCTCCCGTCTGGTGGTGCCAATATGTAATCGCAAGCGAAGCAGACAGCAGATCAATCTTCCAATACGCGGATGGCGTTGTCGTGCTTCCTGCAGTTGTTGATGTAAATCCGGTATCTACCAAATATAGATACCGTCCCAGTTGGACTCCGCACACACGCGAGGTCGTCGTCATAAATGCGGATGTGCTTGTAACGCCATTGATGCTTGTGATTTGCACAGGCGCAACGGATGTTGCGTCCATGTAATATGCCTTGCCACTAGCAATGATGAATACGCGATCCTTGCGGACTGGACTAGCCGGATCGTTGTATGAAATACAACGAAACATCCCTTGGATCTTCACTCCTGATCCGAAGTCATAGACTCGGTTCATTGCCGGTCTAGTGCCAAGCCTTACCCGCCTTCGGAATGGATCTGCAGGAAGCACATTCAGCATATCGACGCTATACCCATCCGGAACATTCGTGTAGGGACAATCCGTGATCCATCCACGGTATGGCAATTTTCCTTCCAGATAGGGCATTGTTGGCTGCTACTGCTAATTAAGACTTCTGATTCTCTCACCTAAACGCGGTTACGGAAGTGAACCCGCCCGTATTTGGATTACTGTTGTATTCCATTACGAGTATTGGACATGCCGTTGTCGTTGGCGCATCGGAACCAATAGTTCCAGCAATCAATGGAGTCGTGCTAGATCCAGATCGCGTACTAGTTACATGAACGGAATAGTTGGCATCTGGGAATCCAGTTGCCCAATTCAAATAAGCACGGCCAACATAGGTGTCATCTGACACACTATGGACATTGCCTGATGCCTGAATTGTGTACCACTGCAATGTGATTGCTGTGCCAGCAGAAATCAGTGTACTTTCCGCTGTAGTTACCGTGAATTGATTTGGTGCAGTAACGGTGATGGTGTAGGAATCCGTTGCGATTGCCGATGTTGCATATACACGATGACCAGACAGCATATTGTGGTTCGCTGATGTGGTGATCGTGGCCGTGTTCGATCCGGATGGACGAGACACCGTTGCAGTTCCACCGCCGCCCCACGGGCATGTCGTTGTCGTAGTTGCTCCGTTCCATGTCACCCAACCACGACATCCATACACGGGTGCGATTGAGCCGTACCCGGCATTCATCGACAGGTTTCCGATGCTTACGGTTGCCGCTGCTGCGCCAAGCGCAACAGTTGTTGCAGCCCCACCGACATTCAGCGTCGTGGCATTCGTGTTGAACACCGTTGCGGTTCCAGTCGCAGTTGTCGTAATGTCACCACCATTGACGGCGAGATCGCCAGTCATGGTCGTGTTTCCGGTGACCGACAGAGTTCCTGAAAGAGTTGAATTTCCAGTTACCGAAAGCGTCCCGCCAACGGTCGCATTTCCGATGATTGCGGTTGTCGCATTATTGATTGTCGCGGTTCCAGTAGCCGCTCCAACGCTTATCGTTGTCGCTGCGCCTCCGACATTCAATGTCGTGGCATTCGTATTGAAGACAGTTGCCGTAGTCGTGGTTGTCGTGATATCTGCGCTGGTTGACGCATTCACGGCCAAATCACCGGACAGCGTAGTATTTCCAGTTACTCCAAGAGTTCCAGAAATTGTTGCGTTGCCGTTGAATTCAGCATTTCCAACAACATCAAGCGTTTCGGATGGAGTCGTTGTTCCGATTCCAACACGGTCAGACTGATGATCGATGGCAAGTGTGCTTGTTGCCGTGCTGGATCTATTGCCAAGTCCATTTGAATATGGCAGTTGATATGCAAGGCTGCTCCACTGCGTAGAACCGTCACCTACTTTGAAGTTTCCGGTATCAGTTTCGTATCCCAATTCTCCATCAGAAAGCACGGTTGCCGCAGACCAACTTGCTGCCGGAGCGCGTCGAATTTGAATCGTTGTAGGCATTACTTTTCCTCCACATAGGAGGGCGGAACACAATACCAACCCTCTGGAAGCAGAATCTCGTTGTCACTGATCACCCACTCGCCGTTCTCCAGCAGGTAAATGCGGCACCTTACTTCAGGCCCGATCCTGACCGGACTGCTTTCCGGAACCAGAACCGCGCGTGTGCATCCAGTCTCTAATCCTGCCACCAGCGCGGCGAAGAAGGCGATGGTCGCTGTCAGCGTCTTTCGCTTTCTTGCCTTCTCGCAATAGCCGTTCTGCGATACCCGCGAACACGGACAGGATCGCTTGGATGACAGACTGAAGCATGGCATCACTTCACCTTGAGCGACTTGCTGCTCTTGTCGTTGTCGCGGGCGAAGATCAGGCCAAGACCGGCGACCAGCGCCGCAGACAGTGCGCCGATGTCGATCGTCGTGGCCGGGTCATTGTCGGTCAGGGCCGCAATTGCGGAGCCAACAGCGATCAGGATCGCGCCGATTCCGGCGCCCGTGGTCTTCCAACTGCCGCCAAAGAGTGCATTCGTCATGGGTTGTTCCTATCAAGATTGGCCTCGATACGGTCGAGGCGCTGGGACATTGCTTGCTGCTGAGTTGCAACCTGCACCAGCAATCTATCGTGGTGCAGGTATGAAGTTAGAACGGCTACGATAATCGTGAATGCAACGGATGCGATCGCGACCCAATCACGCACCGACAGGTGAACTGTCGCGTTGTTTGATTCCAGTGTCATTCTGCCACTTCCTCTTCAATCCATTGACCAAGTTCTTCATTCCAAGACCAAAAGCCATTTGATGGACTTGGAACAGGCGCTTCCCATCTGCATGTTTGCTCGTTGAGCAACCAAGACGGATATGGCTTAGGTGCAATGAATGCATCGCGCTGGGGATCATAGATGTACCCAACTCCTGCGTAATTCTTGCGAATTCGACCGTTGTACGAAGTCTGAATCCATGTTCCGCCAAGCAGGCTTGCGCACCACGCGGCTCCATTGGCCTCCTCGGCGTCTGGCACCACGATCACTCGCTGCACAATGTTGTTGCCATCGATTTCAGCGAAGTGTGCCATAGGTCAGCCTGTGTATGTGAATGTTCCGGTGGATTCAAACGCATGAAGCGTATAACTTCCAGAAGTAGAAGTATTTCCGCCAGATGCTCGCAGGCCACCAATGTAGGCAATAATCACGACTCCGCTGCCTCCATTGCCTCCTGCATTGAATCCACCACCGCCGCCGCCGCCGGTATTCGTTACACCATTCCCAACGGCTACACCAGACGATCTGCGTTCTCCATTACCACCCCCGCCAGTTCCACCAGCACCAAGTACGCCAGTGTTGTAGAAATTTCCGCCACCACCGCCACCAGCGTATGGTGTGCTATTCGGTGTGAATGTCGATCCGTTTCCGCCGTTGCCAGCAACGCAACTCGTCGCTGGACTGTTGACGCCTGTAGCGCCAGCACCAACAGCGCCAGCACCACCGCCACCAGATCCGGCATTGAGAACAACGGTATTGCTGCCTCCGTTGTTTCCCTGTCCAGATGTGCCAGCACCACCTGTTGCCGAAACATTGTTTGATCCGGCGCCACCACCAGAGCCGCCAGCAACTCCGTTTGCACTAGCACCAGAGGAACCGCCGCCGCCTCCACCTGTCGAAGATGTCAAATCGAATGATGATGTGGAACCAGATGCTCCCGCTGCACTTGTGGTTGCACCAGCACCACCACCGCCAACGACCACGGTGTATGCAGTTCCCGGAGTCAGCGTGAAGGTCAAAGACTTAAATCCTCCGCCACCACCACCGCCGCCCATGTTTATTGCTGGTGCTGCTCCGCCACCACCGCCACCAGCAACGATCAAGACTTCTGCTTGATATGAAGTTGATCCATCAATAGGAAGAACACGGTTGCGAACACGCAACTCCGGAATCGACATAGACCATGTTCGATTCCTGTGCATTAGATGCTTGAGTGGAAAGAGGTTGCTGCAGGACTTCCGCTAACGGAGGTTGCTCGGTATGCAATCTCCATGATTTGGCATCCGATGGTGTCAACAATAAACCCTGCGCCAGAAAGATGCGTTGAGTCGCTGTTGAATAACTTGGCGTCTCCCTGATTCTTTGTAAATGATCGAGCCTGACGCATGGACACGGAGTTGATCGTCGTGTCTGTGGCGTGAAGCGTAATCGTCAGATCGCACAAGGTGATCGGAATCCAAAGTCCGGTCGAGACATTCTGATTCCATCCGATCACCCGCAGAGACGGATTGGTGACAGTGTTGCCTCCGGTGTTCTGAATGAACGGAATGATCTTCAGGTAGTTCAGACGCTCCGTCTGAATCCACTGTGATGCTCCGCGCCCAGATGCGGTTGGTCTGGTTGTCGATGCCAGAATGCTCACCGTGCTGGATGTAACGGTGGCATTGGTTGTCGATGCAAGAGTCAGATCATCCGGATCTGTCTTCAGTTGAGCGAGAACATTCTGATGGTAGTAAGTCATTCCAGTTCCTCCAGTCGGATCTTCTTCCAAATTCCCTTACCGATGCACAGGTACAGGTATTCACTGTCCCAGCAAAGTTGGCCTTTATCGCCATTTCCGTTTTTCGGAGTGACGGGTCCAGAAATAATCAGACCGCTTGGTCCAGCATTGATGCCAGTTGCCATGACAGTTCCGGACACAGACATGCCATTGCTTGTCGCCCGCAGGACAGTGACATCTCCCATTGTTATGGAAAGACCCCCAGACGAGACGATCTCCATGTTTCCACCAATCGTCTGCTTGATCGTGGACATCTCTCCGCTTTCATTGCTACGAAGGGTGATGGTCGGTTCCGAGTTAGAAAGGACCATTGACCGCATGGTCAAATCGCCAATCGCAATGTCTTCTGGAATGTGCCTGTGATTGGCGTTTGCCTTGGTATCAAGCGCCTCTCCAAGGCCGCCAACATCCGACATGGCGTGGATGTGGTGTCGAGAAGCCATCGCACCAATCGCAAACTGAAGGCCAACAACATCGTCCATGCCGTGCTGGTGTCGTTCCTTTGCCGCTCCGATCTGACTTGGCGTCAAGTTTCCCCATCGGGAGTCGTAATCGGAATCAGACTGCTTCACAAGCACCTGATTGCCGGTGCCTCCAACAGGCACACCGGGGCCAGTCTTTCCTTCCGATCCATCTCGGCCATCGCGACCGGAAGATCCGTCGCGGCCCTTGGCTGCGCACAGAATCCACCCGTCGCTCGGCGGAGGGCAATTGATGCTGATGACCTTTGACGCTGCCCAAGAGCATCCATCCGCAAGGACGATGTCATTGGTCATGTAGACGAAATCTGGGTTGTATTGGCCTCTAAATCGCATGGTCAGTTCGGATTCTGGACATAGCCATAATCAGGCCGCGTCCAATTGAGCGAGGTGGCTGGTCTGTTGGGTCGAATGCGTCCAAGATCGCGCTGAAGAATTCCGTCTTTGGTCTGCGCGGTAGCGAGTAGAGGACCGGCCTCGATCTCGGCAATCCGCTGAGACAGACCTTCGTCTTCGTATGCCTGAGCAAACGCCCGAACATAGGCGATGAACAGAGCATCGACATACTTCGGAATCGGAATCTGATAAGAGTCGGCGGCTCCGCTTGCAATTGTTACCCAGTTCGCTCGATAGCGAACCGCGATTGCATCCGTAACTGCTGCCGTGGGAGTCGGGTAGATATCAAGCCGAACTGCCGGAAGTGCATCGCCAGCGGCTGGTTCTGTGCGCGTGAAGCAGGCGTGGGTGACGCTTGGGCCAGTCATGGTCAGCCCAAGTTGACGCAATTGCTCCATGTGATCCGGAGTGACCATCTCAATCAGATAGCCAAGCGACTGCGTCGAAATGATCGACAGCAGTTCCTCGACATCGCTTGGAAGTGCCACATATGACTGGCTTGCCACCAGATTCATGTACTTCGTCGTGCGCTCTCGGAATCGCCACGGGCGGCAGAACAGGTGATTGCCAGCCTGATTCACAATCTCAGCAAGACGCTCTGCCCGAGTCTGATTCGGCGCAAGCGATGGATACCCGCCGACAGCGAGGATCGCGTGATTCTTGACTTCTGCGAAGGTAGGCATGGAAGTCCTCTGGTGGGCTTTCGCCCACCAGAGGTTCAGTTCAGTGTCAGTGTCACTGAGTCGTGCAGTCGATCGGGCCGTTGAACAGCAGGACATTGATCAGTCCAGCCGAACCAGCAGCCTTCGTCTCCAGCGCGATAGCGACGGTCGTGTCAGGCGAAGAACTTCCGCCCTCGTTCGTCAGTTGACCAGCAGTATCGCTGAGGAACAACTTCGATCCCAGCACCGCGTTGTTGGTGTCGGGATTGACATTGGCCTTGGCGATTCCGCCGAACTGAACATCGATCTCAGTACCCGCAGCGCCAGCCTGCGAGCCAAGACCGATCACGACACCCAGATAGCCAGCCTGCGAGTGAGTGCCATCGCCGGTAGCGGCGCCGTCGTTGCCATCGGCCAACTTGACGCACGAGAACGGAGAAAGACGCAGAGCGGCATCGTTGTCCGGAGCGGACGAGTACGCGGCGCTGGTGTGATCGAACGAAGTGATCACGACATCGCCAACCGCAACAGCACTGCTGTGGCGGTTCATGACCTTGGCAGTCGTGCCGTGAGGCTGAATGCCGATGGGTCCAGAGGTGGGAGCGAGAAACATGTGTGTGTTTCCTTTCTGTGTTGAGAGTAGGGGGTGGGACTAGCCCACCCCCCATTCGGTTCAGGCGAGGTTCAGAGGAGCGACGATGCCCATCCGCTGACGGCTGTTGCAGAACAGGTTCCACCAGCAGTCCACCACCTGCACATAGGTGAAGGGCTGATTCGGATGACGCATGACCTCGTGCTTCTCGAAGTAACGGCGAGCGTGATAGATCGGGGTCAGGTAGTTACCGTTGACCCAGAAGTAACGCGCGCCACTGTCGATGGTGTTGGAACTGCTCTCAACAGCACCGGCGGTGGTCGATGCCGCCGAAATGGCGCCATCGTGAGCCGTGCGAACGCTGCCACTGGAAACGCGCGGGAAGATCGCCGCCGTGTCAAGGTTGGAGCAGTACATCAGTTCGATGCCGCTGTACGCCGGAGCGTTGTAGGCAGCGTCCTGATACGACACGAGGGTGTCGTTGCTGGCGCGCAGCGCCTGCTTGTACTGGTTCAGACCAAGACGCGAGCAGAGAATCATCTGGCGCGACAGGCTGGGCTTCTCGAAGTACTCCTGACGGGTCGAGGGGGGCGTGAACTGCACCTTGAGGAACATGTCATCAAAGGCAGTGATCAGGCCACCGACTTCAGCACTGTAGGTCGTGCTGCCGTCCGTGATGCTCTCGATGCCATTCTTGGTCGAGAGTGCGAGGTTCGGGTCAGTCGCGCCGGGATCGTAGTACGAAATCTGGTTCGTCCAACGACGCTCGCCGCTGCTGCCGTTCGCCAGACCCATCACCGTGTTCCAGCCAAGCGGCATACCGCCGCGAAGGCCGTAGGGGTTGCTCAGGTCAGGAGCCTCGGTGATGAAAGCCGGGATGCTGAACGGCAACTTGCCGCCAGACGACTCCATCTCGCTGCTGTTGCCGAAGGTGGTGCGCCACAGGTCATCCTCAAAGCCATTGAGGAGACTCGTCCACATGCGCTGCTCCTTCGACCGCTTCAGGCGCTTGTACTGAGCCTTGACATAGTCGCGGCCAGCACCCTCGCCAGCGTTCAGTTCGACCTCGTGGTCAGTCCACGCCATGTGGTCGATGCTGAAACGCCAGTTGCAGGTGATCGTGTCAAGCACCTGCGCGTTGCGCCAGTTGAAGGTGTCGTTCGGGAGGTAGTGATCGTAGGTCGAGGAGTCATCAAACATGATGACATCCTTGATCGAGTTACCACCCTGAATTGTGGCCTCACTGGTCTTGTCCTTGAGGAGACGAGACAGTGCGTAAGTGTTCTTGACAGCCTCGTTGATGACAGCATCGGCGCTGGTCAGGTAGGTGGGACCAGTCGCATTCATGAAGTCATTGAAGGTCTGGATGGGAGTACCAGCCATGATTCAACTCACTTTCTGATGGATTGACGAGCCTCTAGCGGAGACTTACCGTCCATGATGGCGTCCAAGATTGCATCCTCAGCATCCGCCTGCGAGACAGGGCGCTCAACACGAGACACCTTGGTCGCAGCCGTTGGCTGAGTAGCCTTGCGGGCATTCTGCTTCTTGATTGGGCCAGCGAGGTTGGTATAAGCCTCTTCCGCCAGTTGCATCATCGTTTGATAAGAACCGGGTTTCGCCGTACCAAGTCGATTCATTTCTGCGACGATTGCATCCCGCTCTGGGGCTTTCTCGCCGTAGAGATGACGGAAAGCGGCATCGGCCACTTCCACCTGATACAGCAACGATTGCTGCTGAAAGTCCTGTTGGGCCTTCCGCAGTTCGGCAAGTTCCGACTCCATCTTCTTGATGGACTTGGGCTTGCTCTCAGGTTCGTCACCATCCGTCTGCTCGTCGTTCACAGACTCATTGGAATCGTCATCAGTCAGAGAGGGTTCGGCGTCTTCGCCGTCCTCGATGATGACATCATCGTCTTCGTCTGCTGTCTTGCTGGATGCTGCGACCTTCTTCTCCAACTCCTTCATCTTGTTCGCATAGCCATCGACATCCTTCTGACGCTTGGAAGCCTTGTCGGCCCACTCGGCAATAAGTTCGTCGCTGGCTGATGCGATCACAGACTCGGGAACGCCGTCTCGCTTGAGAACAGCGATAGCCTTCTCCCGCGCCGGGTTTGCCGGTGCAGGAGAAGGTGCGGCAGGCGCTTCCGACTTCTTCTCAACGGACTTCGGGGAGACGGAAGTCTCCTCGTTGCCGCCCAGAAGCCGATCGAGGATTGCATCCTCTTCGGCGTCGTTGGTGCTTGCCTGAACAGTCTCCGACGCCGCTTCCGGCGTCTCGACATCATCTTGGATATCGGGTTCACTCATCGTGTCCTAATCCTTTGCGTAACCGTGCATTGCGGCGATGTTGCGTTCATGTCGCCGCGACATGATGACGGGTTTCCCCTGCTTGTTCGTCGGGCATCCGGCAAGATTGCGCGGAAGCGCGTTGGACACATAGGGGTACTGGGATCGATTCGTGCCGGGATCGACCGTGAAGTCGCTCGCGACCCGAATCCATTCCTTCCCATCGATTGTGACGGTTGTTCCGATGCTCGGCGCTTCCTTCATGCTGAACATGAATTCCTGCACCTCGCCAGACTCGTCAATGAAAGGATATAGCGGCATATCTGGATTACAAACTGCCTCGCCGGAACCTACCGGCTGGCTGCGCTTGCGTCTCCTGCGATGACGGGGTGATGACACCAGATCGGGCTGCGGACGGCGGCGCGGCCTGCGCCTGCGCCATCTGCTGCTGCATCTTCTGTCCCGCATTGACATCGATCATGTCGCCAAGGTTCGGGATGTTCATGGCATCACCGACCAGACTCATCACATCCTTCCACTTCACATGCGGAGCCTGAATGACCGCCGCGCTCAGGTTTCCAACGATCTGAAGCACCTCAAGGGCGCGGCGCTGGACCATCTGCTCGCTGACCCGCTCCATGCTCATGGCCTCGATGTCCAGATCCAGATCCTCAAACGCGCCGACCATAGCCGCCGCGCTGAACACCGGCTCCGGGCTGGCGCCAAGCAGCGGGATTCCATCTGCGCCCAGCGGGAACTCGACCTTGGAATCGTGGAACATGTACCAAGCCACTGTCTTCAGGGCGTTGTTCACGCTCTCCTGAAACTGCCGCTTGATGTGTGCCATGCGCAGGCCAGCCGAAGACTCGGCCACAGCCACCTCGGTGGCGGTAGCAGACCCCTTCACATTGCCTCGCATGGCGTCATGGATGCCAGACACTCGGTCAAGTCGCTCCTGCGCCAACTGCGCATAGTTGACCTGCTGAGCAGTGATGCCGCCTACCTCGATCGGAACCACCTGTGATGCGTCGATGCCATCGGCAAGCACGACAAACAGATCGTTCTGATCGCGGATGTCCTGCGCCAACTTGGGGTTACGGCTATCAACGGCGATCAGCCGCTTGTAGGCGCTGGCGCCATAGCGCATGTTTCGCAGGTGGCTGTTCACATCGTCCATCTGCGGAATGATCGCGACGATGGGCGACAGGGGGTA